GTCGCCAGAGCGTTTATTTCTGCCGATGCGTCTCTTACCCTTATCGCCTCACAAGAAACGCTTGCAGAGGTCGAAATATCTGCGACTGCTTCCCTGACTCGGATTGCCTGGGCAGTGACAGTTGCGCTTGCGGTAATCGAAGCATCCCCTGCGAGAAGCAACCCACCATTTCCAGTAAAGGTTGCAGAACAGGATATTGCGGCAGCAGCGTCTTTGACGATCTGAGCCGATGCGCTTACGTCAGCTTGAGCCGTAATTGAGGCAGAACCAGAAAGAACCCTGGTTGCATCTGCGGTTACGGTGGCTTCACAAGTGATGCTTGCAGATGCTGGTTTAACAATCTGAGCAGCACAAGAAACCGATGCCGAACAGGATATAGACCCTGATCCGGCGAAAATAACACTAGAACCAGAACTTACGGATGCAGTCGCATTGACCGATCCGTAAGCATCCCACAGCGTGACAGACGTTTCGTAAAGAGCACTGTCTAACGAAAGCGTCAGGTCATCAAGACTCGCTTTTAAGTTATCAAGAGAGTCAAGTGTCCACGGTGGGAGAAGGTCAGCCATCTCACGCGAGTGTTACGCTTAGTGAGCCAGAAGCGATGCGAAACACATCACCAGTTGCAATCGCTTTAGAAGCATCTAGGGCAGTGTGATACAGCAGGTTTCCAGATGTAGAAGCATCACGGATTCCGATGTGTGTCACAGTCCCCCAAGAGCCACCAGCTTGCGGGAACTCAACAGCGGCAGAGTTGGTCGTGACTCCATTGGAAGGAGAGCCAAACGTCACCGATTGACGAGCGTAAGAAGTACCCGAAACCTCAGTTCCGGTATCAGCATCAGTCGGGTCACTCGTATAAAGTGCGACATAAACCGTTGACGGGCTTGTGTAAGATGTATTTCTCAGAGTTGCGTTAATCAGCGCATTTTCGAGATAGTTGGACATTTCAGCCATGATTTACCTCAGTGAAACTTTCATTGCGAGAGGGACGCCAGAATACTGACCCTGTTGGTCGGAGATATTCAGCGTTTCGATTGCTCGGTTATACATAGATCCCCAAGTCTGAATCCTTGCATCGTTCATGATGTAAGGCTCTGCCTCCAAAAGAGCAGCGTATAGCAAAGCATCAGGCGCGTTTGCCATGAAGACGTTACTCGTATTGGAGTCACTCAGATAAGTCGGTGCAGCAAAATACAGCAGTTCAAGCGTGTAATTGCTATCTGGAGTCGGAGCGAGTTCAAACTCCAAAGCCATGATTGTGTAATCAATCGGCTTGCCACTCTCTGTACGGCGTGAATTCCGAGAGAACGTAGACGGACTGGAGTAGGTAAGAGGCTGAATCGGATTCGTGTCAACAACAAAATCCCGCACCTCGAGGAAGTCTGTCGGCAACTCAACAGTTGAATCCCCTCCAGTCGTGGAGGTGGTCACAGTCTTCAACATTTGACGGATTCGCAACTCACGGCGCAGGCGAATCTCTGCGAAACGAATGAAATCGGGAATTTGATCTGTGAGGTCAGTCCTTGCCAAGTAATTAGCAATCGCTGTTTTCAAATCTGAATATGTTGAAATCATAGATCATCCCATCCATACTCATACGTTCCTATGTGCCGGATGTGCATCGACAATTCATGGTCAACGTATGTTGGTATCCCATTATCCCACGCCTTCGCGCAAAAATAAATGTCTTCACCAACTAAACCACCTTTTGCCGTTGTCTCAAACCAAAACCAAGGCTTGGGTAAATTGAAAGCCTCTTTTCTGGTTAACACCATTCCAAATCCCACACCGACAATCTGCTCTAGCCCCTCTTTACCCTTCGAGAAAACCTTTACAAGTTGATTCGTCTTCTCATCAGCATCAAGTGCTGTCGGCTCAACAGGCTTTCTTCGAGTCGTTGCGTTCACCCCAACAATCGGGACTTCTCGGCTTAACATGATCTGGAGTGAATCCTTCGGAAATCTCATGTCCGAATCAATCCAGAGAATCGCGTCAGCACCGTCAGCTAAAGCAGTCTCAGCGAGTTTTTGTCGTTGGTTGAATATCAGTGTCCCAGGCATTTGATAAATCCGCAGGGAGCCGCCTTTAGAGCATCGAGTGACACCATCAAAGGCACAGAGTTTGGCTAAGTCAAAAGCGAAGCCAGCCATGACGGTATCACGGCAGGGAACACAGATTGCAATATTCATACTTCTCCTGGTCGGGTTCTGAAGAAACGGTTATCAGGATCATTCAGGAAAGCCTTAAAGCCTCGTTGATCCATAACCGCAAACCCGCGCATTATCCCCTTTTTGTTAAGGTCATCAATGACTACCATGGGGAGAGAAGCAATTTTTGTCAGTTCGCCCCATTTCGCACGTTCGTCAATGGCGTTGTATTGGGCTTTGTTCTGCTCGATGATCTGTGAAACGTCTTGTCTGACTTCTAAAACGTCACTTCCGTCAATCGAGTGAAAGAGTGTTTGTTTACCAGCGTTATCTGCAACAAGTTTCATAAAAAAAGGGGGGTGATTAGCCCCCCATTTAGATTAGGCAACAGCCAAATCAGCAGCGATACCGTGGGCAGCCTCGTTACGGACTTCCAAGGTCAACTCAGCCAGAATCTGAGTCTTCTCGCTGTCGCCAGTCTTAGCCAGTTCGTTCGTGGCGAACGGACGCAGATAAGCCAGAGCAGCGTACTCAGGGTCCAGCACCAGAGCGTCACGGGTACGCATGAAACGGTTAGGCACGACAGAAACCGTACCGAAGTCGCTCATGTACACATCAGCAGCGCCGATGATGGTGGTCGGCTCATTGCCAGGAGCCATGTAACGCTGTGCAGCGATACCAGCGAAAGCAGAAACGGCTTGTTTCTGATATGCGCCAACCATCAGAATCTTGGGGTTGCCACCAGCGGTATAAACCTGCTGAATAACATCCTTCAGGATGGTTTCGGTAAAGCTACGAGCAGTGCCATCAGTACGGGTCGAAACGCCGATGGTCGTGGGATCAGCACCGGAAGTGCCCACCGAGCTGTTGGTGGTGATCCAAGACAGCAGCGAACCCAACTTGCGGGCGGTAGACGAGTTACCAGCAGAACGGCCTTGGTTGGCAGAAATGATGGTTTCAATGTCGCGCTTGATCTCAGCAGAGGCTTTAGCCAGTTGGTAAGCCTTTTCAGACTTGCGACCAGCTTTGTCCACAGCGTCCAAAGTGCCGGAGATTTTGACGGTCTTCTGAACGATCTGGGTGTAGTTGCCCAGGCGAGTCGTGGGACTCATCGTTGCATCAGTGGCGTCATCACCTTCCACAGCGGCGTTGTTGGTCGTGGCAGCAGCCAGCGAGTCAGTTTGCCACTCATGGTAAACAGCGGTTGCCTTGGACTTACCAACCGATGACATGATCGGGGTATCGGTGGGGGAGATGTTATAGATAACATCAGACAGGTCTTCACGCTGACCAATAGCGGTGTAGGTTTGATAGGTAGCCATTTTTGTTCCTTAAAGAAAGCGTTCAAATGCGTTTGCAGCATCACGCACATTTCCTGTACGTTTCAACTGCGCCATGGCTTTTTTACGCTGCTCAGAATCCACATCACGGCTTTGAGATACACCTGATTTCATTGTTTTAGGAGCCTCGGTAACCTTCTTGGTTACGTTCGGTTTTGCCTTCTGCAATGATGCGTACTTCATGCCCTGATACAAACTGAGCACAGCGCGAGAATCATATATATTGGCTAACTCTTGATCCGTCCATCCAATCGACTTGGCGTATTCGCGAATGTCTCGCCGAATTTGATCGCCTTGCTTCGGGTCAGCGTAACCAGGAATCGAGGATGCTAGTTTAGAGCTTTCCTCTGCAATGTGAGATTTCAAACGCTCGGACTGCTCGGCTTGTTGCTGTTGGGCAATGCGTTGCTGTTCGGCTTTCAAAACCGCCATCTGCTCCTTGCGTTGCTGTTGTTCAGCAACCTTTACGGCATAACCAATGGGGTCGGTTTCTTTAAGAGCTTCCAAATTTTCACCCTTGGTCTGTTGCTGGAGAAATTGCTCCATCATTTGCAGACGTTGGGCGTATTGATCTCGAAGTTTATTTGCTTCCTCAATCTTCGCACGTTCGGCTTCCACCTCTTTGCGTTGTTCGGAAAGCGTTTGGGTTTTCTTGGTGTAGTCTTGTCCAAGTTGGTAGCCCTCAATAAGCTGTTCAAGAGTTACTTCGCGTTCTTCTCCAGCCGCTTTGACCTTAAAAGTGCTAGGCTTCTCTGTCTCAACTTCTTCATGCTCTACCAACTCATCCTCAACAGCCTCTCCTGCTTCCTCGGAGATTTCCTCAGTTTCGGCTTGCCCATTGGGTTCCTCTGCTGAATCCATCATTCCAAGAAATGCGTTTGCGGCTCCGTCCACCGTCAGCACACTTCCTTGCGGAGTCGTGTTTTCGCTCATTTCAATCCCAAATTGTCAGCACAAACGGTGTGCCACCGCCTCGTTAGAGGATTTTCCATTTCTTTTGTTCGATTAACTTTGTGTTAGCAATCGACTCAAAATGTGTTAATACTGATTGTATTGCATTTATCTTAACGTATGCAATCTCTCTTTTGTCTTGTTCTTCAGGCTGAGAGTTCAAGATATTGTTAATCTCGGCTTGGCGCAAACGATCCATTTCCTCTTTGAAGAAATCATCGTTTATTAGATTCTTAGCGAGTTGTGGTCGATCCAAGGATACCCCCCACTGCGTTTGTGATATTCGTTGGCATGGCTTGAGGCGTCAGTTCTGACCCCATGATCTGGTTAACAATATCACTAATGTTAACAGGACTGCCCATATAAGCACCACCAGTGATACTAGGACGAGGCTTCCATTGTGTTTGTGCGCCTTGCAGATTCTGGAAGATACTGTCCAAATCAATCGGAGTGAAACTCTGGTCATAAACCGGAGACTTCCAGTCTGTCGGAACAGGAACAATGTCAAAGCCTGGAGGCTTGGTTTCCGGTTGATTGATTACCTGATCGGCAGCAGTCGCAGCCAATGCAGTTTTAATCAATGTCTCAACTTGAGACTTAGTGAGTCCTGGCTCTGTCGGAGCAGGAGGAGCAGGTGGCAATTGAGGCTCAGTAAGAGGTGGCAAAACATTAATAATGTCACCAATCGAGTTGCCAGGAATTGCATCTGCTGCCAAGTCTTGACCAGAAACAGGCTCTGTTGTTGGCAAATCTAAAATGTTTTCAAAATCTAAATAGTAGTCAGAAACAGGAGTGCTTGCAGGAGAGTCCAATACTGTATCAACGTCAGCCTGGAAGTCTTCCGGCGTTTGGTTTGTTGCAGATGCTGCCACATTACTGACTCCAGTATTGACAGCGGCATTTGTTATTGCCGTTTCAAAGTCTTGTCCAGACAACAAACCTTTGACTGTGTTGTCAACCATATCAGCGGCAACGGCAGAGTCTGTTAATCCAGAACCGACTCCAACTTGATTGACTATTTCACCGATTGCGACATTTTTTGCAATGTCTACTGGGTCTGCGCCTTCATCAATTGCGGCAGCAACGCTCAAAGCAGTACCAAGACCAGGAACTATTGCGTTTCCAACAATCGTTGCGATTGGTCCTAACTCTTTGACTGTGTCTCCAATCGTTCCAATTAAATTACCAAAAAAACTGCCACTTTGCCCTGGGGCATATTTAATTTGAGTTGTGTAATCTTGGACTGGCAAATACTTTCCTGTTTCAGGATTTGCCACAATCACGCCACTAATAGTTCCACCAGCAACTTGATTGCCAGTTGAAAACTGATATACGTTAGGAGTTCCAGTCGGAGTTAAATTTAGAGTATCGTAGCCAGGGCTATCACCAGAAGTAATTGAAAGACCTTCATAAGGATTTCCATCCATGTCATAACCGCCAGTTTTTACTAGCTTTGCTGTGCCATTTTCCATGGCTGTCATGACGCGAGAAAAAGCCTCAGACTCTCCAGACCAGTAGTTTCTGGTGGCAAGATTAGCCAACTGTTTAGCAGAAAAATTGGGATTTTTATCTACCAAATCCGAAGTTACACCACCAAAAATTTTTTGAGCGTCAGATAAAAGAGTTTTTCTTCGGTCAGTCTCTTTCTGCTCTGCTGCAATGCGCTCTTGATTAGCTTTATTTTCAGCGGCGTATTCTTCAGCAGTTTTAGTGGACGGAGATAAAAAAGAATCTGCAACAAATGCAAAACCAGGGTCTTTGCCCAAGTATGCTTTTTGAAGACCAACAACATCTGTTGTGTTTATAGAACCATCACCATTTACGTCATATTTAGCGTCAAAAGGCTGCTTTCCTAGTGAAATGTTTAGAGCATAAATTGAGTCACTTAGTGTTGGTTTAGTAGCCATAAATCACCCAGGAATTTCAATGTTGGAGGTAATGCCTGCGCCAACTTTCATTGCCTTGAGTTGAGCTTCAGCCTCAAATTCTTGACGCTTCATCTCCATCTCAGCCATGAACTTCTGTTGTTGGAGTTGCAACTCAGCAGCCGCCTTCTCCCTTGCCAACTGAATGTCTGCTTGAGCCTTCGCCTGTTGAACTTGAATGTCAGCTTGAGATTTAGCCATCATCGCCTGCAAAGCCGGATCAGGTTGAGGTTGTTGCGGTTGGGCAATCTGTTGCTCAACTTCAGGCGTGATCGGCTTATAGAACTCAGCAGAATCCTTAAATCCTGCGGCTTCCACCATCCGACCCAGAGTGTTTCGGTACTGACCCAAACTCACCAGAGGATTGTTCAGACCATACTGCGCCAGCATCTGCTCTTGTTTCTGGAGAACCATCGAGAGCATTGCCATCTGTTCCTGGCGATTTCCTGCGCCCAATCCCACGTTTACGTCAATGTCGTACTGATTCGACCACTCACGAGGATCAAACGCCACATAATTGCCACGCAAACGGATCACACGGGGTTTATCTTGGTA